AATGAGGAGCTGATGAAGGACCTTCCCAACGCCAAGCTCAGGCACGAACGCCTGCCCTCGGGCGCGGCGGCAGCCGGGGTGGCCTCCGGCCCCCCGGTTGACCCGAAGGCGGGGGCGGGGGGCGGAAAGTGGGGCCCCTCCTCCCCCACACCGAACGCCGCTGCACAGCTTGATTGCATCCGCAACGACACACAACGCCTGATAGAAACCCTGCATGATCTGCAGGCTGGCCTCACGCTGATCCGCGACAGACTGGGATGAACGATCTGGTTGGCTTCCTTGGCCTTGCCTGTTTCGTCGCCTTCGTCTGGTGGCTGTTGCGTCCGGTCAAGCGCCGTTAAAATGTGCGCTTTGCCGCCTCCCGGCCCCGCTGAGCGCGTTTGGCTGTTTGTATGGGGAATTCTGCCCTCGCGCGCCAGCGCCCCTGTACGCGCCCCTAAGCCCGGTTTAATCTAAAGCAGGAGTACGCCATGGGTGAGCAATATCTGGTGTTCCTGCCGATCAACGTGGATCAGGCCGACATCATTGGTATGCCTGCCGACATCTTTGAGGCAGCCGTCCGTAGGCTGGGCCGCAAGGTCTGGGTGGTCAGCAGCGAAGGCGGGCGGATTTTCGAGGAGGTGGAAGATGCCGCCGAAGAGTGAAGCCCAGCGCAAGGCGATGCGCGCCGCCGCCTCCGGTCACTCGACCCTTGGCATCCCCAGCAAGGTCGGCAGGGAGTTTTCCGCAGCCGATCCGGGCGGCAAATTGCCGAAGAAGAAGCGGCCCAAGCAGTTCGCCCTGAAGAAGGAACGCAAGTGACCGCCCCCCTCGACCCCACCCGCGATGCCCGGCTCGACAAGATCGAACACGGCCTCGACCAGTTGTTCCGCCAGAACCTCGCCATCATCGAGGGCCTCGACCGGCTCTACCGCATCGGTGGAACAAGACTCGGCGAGATCGAGGACGCGGGCTCCGACCGTCTCGACCAGATCGAGGCGAAGCTTGATCAGTTGATCGGGAGGCTGGGATGACCGACATCGTCGAGCGGTTGCGCGGCAACTGGGCACACCTTGGACCAGACGATGCAGAGGAAGCCGCCGACGAGATCGAGCGGCTGCGCAAACTTCCAGACCTGTTGGCCGATGAGATCGCCCGGCTGCGGGGCATTCCACGGGTGAAGGTCGGTGATCCAATGCCGCGCGACATTCGCACCGACGCGCTGGAAGAGGCGGCGAAGGTGGCTGATAAGCACTGGAACGGTAAGAACTGCATTGGCGAAGCCATTCGCGCCCTGAAGGAGAAGGCCGATGCCTAACCCGGTCGTCATCGATATTTCGCATCACAATCCAACCCCGAACTGGGCCCAGCTCAAGGCCAACGGCACCCTCGGCATCATCCACAAGGCGACCGAGGGCACCTCCTACGTCGACGACCAGTTGTTCAACAGGGCCCGCCCGGCGATGGACGCCGGGCTCAAATGGGCGACCTACCATTTCATGCGCGGCACCGACATCAACCGCCAGATGGACCATTACCTCGCCACCATCGACCCGGTCGACGGCGAGCGCGTCTGCCTCGACCATGAGGACACCGCCACATCCCTCGCCGAGCTGGAGCAGGCAGTCGCCTATCTGTTGTCCTGCCGCCCCGACCTGCAGATCACCATCTATTCCGGTCATGTCATCAAGGAGCAGCTCGGCAACGCCCGCTCCGACATCCTCGCCAATGAAACCAGCCTGTGGATCGCCCAGTACACGACAGCCGCAGCCCCGACATGGCCGAAGGGCACATGGCCGACATGGAGTCTGTGGCAGTACACCGACAAGGCCACCGCCACCGGCGTCAGCCAGCCGGTCGACGGCAACAAATGGAACGGCGACGAGGCCAGCCTGCTGAAATGGTTTGGCCCGGCGGGCGCAGAGCCGCAGCCAGAACCCGAACCAGCCCCCGACCTCTATCCCGAGCCGGTGGTGCTGACGCTGCCCGAGGGCCAGCGGCTGATCGTCAACGGTCAGGAGATCGAACTGGCGTGAACCGCCCCAACGGGACATGGTTCTGGTACGGGCTGGCCATCGGCTTCATCCTCGGCCTGCTGGTGATGATGTGAAAGGGGCGACGGACACAGGGCAACCGGCCCGCCGCCAGTCTGCCGTCGCCGCCACGAAAGAGGCGACGGGGTTCAGCGCCAGCGGTCGTCCTCTTCTGCCATCATGTCGACGATGTCGGTCGGCATGCCGCCCAAGATGGCGGCGATGCGGGCATAGCTTTCCTTGATGAACACCGGCTGGCCATCGGCGAGCAGCAACCGGCAGACCAATTCGCCGTCGGCGCTGGTCTGCTCGATCCTGACAATGTGCGCCATGCCGATCATCAGGCGCTGGCCGTTGTGCAACTCGGTGACCTCGATGAACTGTCTCATGTCTGTCCCTTCAGGGCAGCTTCCGCCCGCCGCCTGACGGCGTGGCTGTGGGTGTTGTCGAGCAGCTGGGCGATGATCTCCAGCAGCCGCTCGTTCTCCCTGACCAGCAGCGCGTTGTCCTCGCGCAGCGCCTCGCACTCGGCTTGCAGATCGGCGACGGTGTCGGGATTGATGCTCATTTCTTTTCCCTCGCGGTCCTCAGCGCCGCCAGCTTGTCGTCGTCGCCGAGCGCCGCGATGGCCGCATCGAGAAACGCCTCGTCTTCGGGGTCCATCGGGCGGTCCATGTCGGCATCGATCATCGCATTGGAGGCGTGCGTCAGCATCTGGCACAGCCCCCTGATCGCGGCGGCGGCCTCTTTGTCCGGGGTGCGCGCGGCGACGTAGAGATAGGGCATCAGCAGCTTGGTCATGAACCGCCTGCGGCGGCGCAGCTCGTTGGTCTTCACAGCTCCTCCTCCGGCAGCGGCTCGTAGGCGTCGTGCGGCAGTTCCAGCACTTTCATGCCTGCCGCCTGCTGGAGCCGCGCCAGATGTTCGTAGCAGGGGCGGCAGACCGGCTCGCGCTCGCCGTTGACGCGGATCGACGGCACCCGGTGCGGATTGAACGAGAACACCCGCCCGCAGCGCAGGCAGGGTCCCATGGCGAAGACGTAGCCCATCAGGCGCTGTCCTTCGACTTTCCCCGCCGCCCCTGCCGCTCCGCCTTGAGCAGCCGGAGCCGCGCCGGGATGACTACCTTCCAGTCGCAGTCGTCGCAGCAGCGGCCCTTCTTCACCACCGGCTCGGCATTGTTGCCTTCGGCCCAAGTGCCCTTGACCGGGATCGGCTGCTTGCAGATCGAACAGATCATTTTTTCGCTTCCTCCCTACTCTCGATGACGGCGCGGGCCAGCGCGTCGACGGCCCGCTCGACGGTGTCGTCGCCCTTCAGCGGCACGCCCCAGTAATCGGCAAGCTCGGCCATCGCCGCGCCGCGCCCCATGCTGAACACGTCGTCGACGAAGCGCCGCTCCTTGTCGGTCAACTGGTCGTAATGGTGGTGGATGCTGTGGCGCATCAGTGCGGCCCCCACCAGCCATGCGGGCAGTCGACCATGTGGCAGATGAAGCCGCCGATCAGCGTTCCCAACAGCAGGCAGATGGCGTTGACCAGCAGGAATTCGGTTCGCAGCCGGGTGATCACCGCGCGCCCCATGTGGATGCGGAATTCGAGATGTTTGACCACCTCATTGAGGTCGTCGATGTGCTGCCTGCGCTCGCTGTCGGTCATTGTCGTTCCCTCGTTCCTCGATCTTGGTTTTGACCCCCTTGATCCCTTGTCGGAAGGCCTTTGCATGATCGAGGTCGCCCGTCGACAGCAGCACCGTCCAGCGTCCGTCCAGATAGCCATACACAATGTAGTCCATGCCGCATCCTGTCACGCAAAAGGGTGACGGCAGCCCTCGGACCGGGGCCCGCTCTGTCACCCTTTCACCCTTGCACCTTCGTTGCCGCGCAATACCCAACCGCGCGGTGGACCGCCCATTGTGGGGAATTGCGCACTCTGGGCTACCTGAGACTAAAGTAGTGTAGCACGGCTTACTTGGTCAAGCGGCTTTCTGAGGCGGCTAACCGGCTGCCAATCCGCCGCCAATCAAGCGGCGTTTTGTTTTTCCGGCAAATCGGCGTACAAATTGGCAACCGCGTTTACTTCGGCTGCGCCAATGCCGGTTCTCACAAACCCGAGATGGGAAAAATTCGCACAGGGGCTCGTCTCGGGCCTGTCGCAGCATGCCGCCTTCGTCGCCGCCGGATATCAGCGCAAGGGCGAAGCGCCCGACAGCAAGAACATCCGCTCCGACGCCGCCAAGCTGAAGCGCAACAAGGAAGTCCGGGGCCGCATCGCCGAGCTGCAACTGGAGGCCGCCAAGGACGCCAAGATCACCTTGGCTGACATCCTCAAGGAGGTCGACGCCGCCATCAAGCTCGGCCACCGCAGCCGTCAGGCCGGAGCGGTGGTCGGCGCGGTCGGCCTCAAGGCCAAGCTGCTCGGCTTCGTCATCGACAAGGCGGAGATCGACGCCACGCTCAGGAAGCCGTCGCGGCGACCGACCGAGGACCGCAAGATTTCGCTCGAGGAGTGGAAGCAGAAGTTCGCCCCCAAGCAGGAAGAACCGTCGTGAACGCCCGCGCCGAGGTCGAGCTGGGCTTCGTGCCGCAGCCGGGCCCGCAGGAGGCGTTCTGCGACTGCCCCGCCGACATCGTCGTCTTCGGCGGCGCGCGCGGCGGCGGCAAGACCTACGCCACCTTGGGCGAGTGGTGGATACATTCCGAGGATTACGGCCCCGAAGCCAAGGGGCTGATGGTCCGCAAGACCCGCGAGGACCTCAAGGACACCATTCAGGAAGGCATGGCCATGTACGGCCCCGCCGCCACATGGAAGGAGCGCAACGGCTACTTCCAGATGGCCAACGGGGCGCGGCTGCAATGCGCCTACCTCGAATCAGATCAGGACGCCATGAACTATCAGGGCTGGTCGCTGACCCGCGTCTATGTCGAGGAGCTGACCCAGTACGCGCAGCCGCAGGGCATCTTCAAGCTGTTGGCCACCTTGCGCAGCCCGAGCGGCGTGCCGTGCCAGTTCCGCGCCACCTGTAATCCCGGCGGCCCCGGCCACCACTGGGTCAAGGCGTGGGCCATCGACGGCGGCCCCTACACGGTGCAGACCGACGAGCACGGGCTGACCCGCGTCTTCATCCCGTCGCGGCTGGCCGACAACCCGAAGCTGTTGGACCGCGATCCCGGCTATGTCGCCAAGCTCCGCGCTTCCGGCACCCCGGAGCTGGTGCGGGCGTGGCTGGAGGGCGACTGGAACGTCATCGAGGGAGCCTTCTTCCCCGAATTCTCCTATCCGCGCCATGTCATCCAAGCCTTCACCATTCCCAACTGGTGGACCCGCTTCCGCTCCATGGACTGGGGCTCGGCGAAGCCGTTCTCGGTCGGCTGGTGGACGGTGGTGCAGGACGACATGGAACATGACGGCAGGCTGTTGCCGCGCAACGCCATCGTCCGCTACCGCGAATGGTACGGCATGCGCCCCGGCGCTCCCGACGACGGCCTCAAGCTGCCCGCCGAGGCGGTGGCAAGGGGCATTGTCGACCGCGAAACCAACGGCGCGGGGGT